CCGTTTCTGTCCCATTTGGATCAATAGTAATGACGCCTGTACCAGTATTCCAAATCCAGCAATTAAAGCCAGCGCCTAATGTAGCCGCTGGATCAAGCGACACAGTAAACGTGTTTGCGGTGCAATTGATGATCTTCCCGAGATCACCAGACACCACGGTGTAGGCGGCGGTCTTGTTGTCGATGGTGATCGCTCCACCCCCACCCCCACCAGAAGCGGCAATAGTGATTGAACCGGGGCCATTGGTGATCGTAATGTTTGACCCAGCCGTCAGCGTAGCTTTTGCCAGCGTACCGCCCGTGGTGTTGCCAATCAACAGTTGACCGTCGGTGTAGCTGGTTTGTCCAGTGCCCCCATTAGCAACGGGAAGTGTGCCAGTCACGCCCGTGGAAAGCGGCAGGCCGGTGCAGTTTGTCAGCGTTCCGCTGGATGGAGTTCCAAGAACGGGCGTGGTAAACGTCGGGCTGACCGACAACACCATGTCTCCGGTGCCTGTAACGGCGTTATTCAGCGTCACGCCGCCATAAATCAGCGCCCCCGTCATTGCAACCGCACGCGGGAACGTGTAGGTGTCTCCAGCGCCTGGAGCACGAAGCTGCGGCGTTGCGGTGTCAAGAGCGATGACTTCAAATGCGGCCATGATTTACCTCAGACGGTGTACGATGTTCCGTTGCTTGACAGAACAGTGTTTGTCACGGTGTAAGAGTTACCAGAACTGTTTAAAACGGTTAGCAACACACTATACGCCGTGCCCCCACTGTTTTGGACAGAAATTGTTGACTGCGTTGTAAGCTGCACTCCGGTTTTGCCCGCAACCCACGACTCTGTTGCGCTGATCTGCGAATCTGTGGACTGTGCGCCCCGGATGATGAGGGATGACAGCCAGCCTTGAAAGTACAGGCTTGCGTTGTTGCGTGCGCCAATAAACAGCGGGTAGTTGCCGTAGTTGCCGGCTCCTTGGTCGGCAGTGCCATTTGTGCCGCTTGCTGCGCCATTTATTCTTAGTGCAGACAAATCTCCAGCAATATTTCCAGTTGCAGTTGTTATCAAAGTTACTGGAGATGCAAAGCCGGCAGAAATAGCAATCTGACCAATCGCAGCGGCAGCATTTCCGCGAGAAGTAAACGCCAGATTTGCAGCGGCAGACACGCCGTCGTAGCTTGGAGAAAAAAAGAAAGAACCTGCGTTGCTGTTAAAATTGGCGCTCAATTCCGCCAATATTGGCGCAGCATCACTCAACTTCCGAACCCCCGCAAACACCGTCATCTTGTCGGTAGCGGTGAAGTCAATGCTGCCCGTGGACATCGAATCGTCCACCCCGTCAAACGCAAGGTAGGGCAGGAAGCCCACGGTGTCGTAGTCTGTCGCTGCGGCAACGCGCTGGTAGGTGGGGCCGATCAGGCCCGTGGCTTGGCTGGTGGGGCGGAGGTCTGCGCCCCAGACTAGAACGTCTGCCGTTTCGTCGTTTCCAGGGATTGAGTCAAAAAGAAGAATTTGCCCACCTATTGATGTGGCAGTTGCAGTTGTGGAAACAGTGAATCTTTGCCAATCGCCGGTCACTACACAGTTGATGCCTGTTAATTCAACACGCAACCCAACATTTGACGTTCCGCCAGAAAACGTTTTCATCCACACAGAAAACGTGTAATTCAGTCCTATTGCTGAAAGAACAGACTGTTGGATTCTAGAAAACGTACCGCCAGTTTTGTTGAAAACAATTCTGTCTGCGGTTTGCGTGCCATTTGGCGCAAGACCAGCATTAGCAGTAACAACCGGATTAGTGGCACCGCCGTTGTCAAGCGCCCACACCGCATTATCAAACTGCTCCGAATACGTCAGCAAGTTATACCGCGCCGCCAGCTTCGGGCGTTTTGTGCCGGTGGAGGTGACGTGGTTGCCGGGGAGTTCGCGGACGGAGACTTTGGATACCGTAGCGGCAACACCAGCAGGGGCGCGAAAAATCAAATACGCTTGTGACGCGGATTGACGATAGGTGTAGGTACCGTTACCCAGCGATGGCCCAACAGTTCCTTCTCCCGCAAATACTTGTACTGTGCCGCCCGTCACGCCGGAAAGCGTAAATTGCGTGACGTAAAACTTTCCAATTGTATATTGCGGTGTTTGACTAAGATCTCGGCTGGCAACTTGAGAACCGTCAATCGTAAATACGCCGCCTCCAGCGTTGGTCCACGGCGAGTTGATTGTCCCAAACCCAGACCACAACTCCGCCCCAAGCGTCGTAGGCGCACCCTTGCTCTTGTCCAGCATCAGCCCAACAAACTGCTCCACCCCCGTCACAGGCGTGGTGCCTACGCTGTCGGTGAATAGCGTGCTGAAATCGCTGGGGTCGTACCATGCTCCCTGCTCGCCGGCAGAGAACAGATCGCGTGGATCAAACGGAGCAATGCCAAACCCGGCTTGCGAACCAAGCCCGATGGGCAGGCCGTTGCGGATGGGTACGCCGAAATAAGGCATCGCTCAGACTCACTGAATGTTGATCGGTTTGGCGTAAACCGTGCCGCCGCTGGACACTTGGACAGCACTCACGCGCCACGGCGCACCCGTGCCACCCGGCACAGCAAACGGAATCGGCGTGTTCGGCGGAATCGGCGTGTCGGCGGTGGTGGCCGTGGCATCGACGCCGACGCGGATGTACGCTGCCGTGGTGCACCACACCACCACGCCCTGCGGGCCAGCGGGCCAGCCTGTGGTGCTGCCGGCCGTGCCGGTGTACGAGGCGGTCTGCGCGGCAAAGGCGGCGTCGTCAAGGGGCTTGAGCAGTTCCACAGAGTGTCCTTTCGGGCCATCAGGCCAGGAATTTGAGCTTGTACACGGTGCTGAGATACAGCCCAACAATCTCGTCAATGATGTTCTGCAGCGGCGTGTCGGTCTTGTCGCAGACGTCGTAGCGCGTGTCTTCCAGCGTCTTCAGCGAATCCTGCAAGAACTCCAGCACGCTGTTGGTCTTGGCGGCCTGCTGCAACTCAATCGGCCCGATCAGCCCGTGCCGGCCCTGATACGCCTCGGCGAACTTATCCGCCAAGTCGATGATGCCGTCATAGAACGCGTTCAGCGCAACGTGCTTGGCGTACGAGCGCGTGTTGAGGTGCGCAGAGTGCGCCACGTCCCGCGCGAGGAACAGGTGGCCGATGAACGTCTCGCAACTCATACCGGGGCTCCTTCGGGCATCGTTTGCGGCGCACCCAGCATGCCGCCAGGCGAAGCCGGGGCCATCGGCATAAACTGGCGCTGCGCAGCCTGCAGATCACCCACCGCCATGATATCGCGCATGGTCTGAATGACCATCTCCTGGATCTGCTCGGGCCTCATGCCGGCCTGCACCACGCTCAGGCGCTTCGTCTCGGAGTCGTATTCCTTGATCTTCAACTCCTGCGCTTCCATCGATTGGTTCACGCGCTGAAGCATCTGCATCATGCCCTGCAGTTCTTGCGTCAGCACTTGAATTTGCTGGTTTGCAGCCTGCAACGCCGGGTCTTCCTGATCCTGCAGCAGCTTCGGGTCAATGGTCTTGCGCAAACGCTCGGCGAGCTCGTCAGCACCCGGCCAGTCCATGTTCTTGACGAACAGGTCGCCGGCCACGGCCCACAGTTGCGGCGAACCCTGCAGAATCTGCGACATGGCGTCCATCGCCTCCTGACGCTTGGTCAAGTACGACGGACCCGTGGTGACCACGACGTCGTACTTGCCGACGCCGGGGTTGTAGATCTTGGCGATGACCACGCCCGACTGGTCTTTGACCTCGCGCACCGGCTCGGGCTGCATCGGGTCCAGACGCGCCATTTTGGTCTGGCCGTCCACGCCGATAATCCGGGCGATGCGTTGCGTGTCGTAGATCTTCGGGATCAGGTCCACGATCTGCCGCGTGACATAGCGCACCGCCCGGGCTAGGTTGTCCACGTAGTGGTAAGTGCCGGTGTCCGACTGTTTTTCACGGGCCAGAATGGCTCGGCCGCTGCGCTCGTTGCTCGTAGCGCCCAAGCTGCTGTCGTACTGCCCCGTGGTGGCCTTTAGATCGTCCGAGGCGCCCATCTTGGCAGCAATCAGACCCTGCTGGGCCATCGGCGGCTGCGCACGTTGCGGCAGCGGGAACGAGGTGCCCGCGCCGTCGGTGGCGTCGGGGTTGACCTCCAGATACGGCCAATTGGTCGTGTTGGCGGTTTTCCACTGGTGCTCGTAGCCCTCAAACTGGCCGCCGTACCCGATGAACGGGGCCTTGGGCGCCAGAGCCAGCATCTCGGCTTCCTGCGACACCCAGTAGTTGTACATCCGCTGGGCGTCCTTGGCATTGCGCACCAAGCCGCTGATGTGGATTTCGCCGTCAACCTCAAACTCGTTGCCGATCACGCGCACCACCGGGATCCACTTGCCGGCCCAGTCGCGCTCCTCAAGCATCTCGTACCCGTTGGTCTTGCACCACTTCACGCGCTGTTGCTCGGCCTGCCGGCTGCGCATGGGCATCAGGCCCATAGCACGCATCTGCCGGTCCTCTGGCGAGTCTTCAAACGCCGTCATGCCACCAGGGTACAGGTGCAGCGTCTTGAGTTCCTTCTCGATGTAGAAGTACTCCGCGATCCGCACCATGTTCTCGTTTAGCCAGTACCCCGACGTCGAGTCGCCCACGCTGTACGACAACAGAGTCGAAACCGGCGCGGCCTTGGGGTACAGGCGCTCGTACTCTTTCTTCGTCAGGTCTTGCGTGATGAAGCAGAACTGCGCATCAGCACCGCACGGATCTTGGATCAGCGGGTCCATGTACACGCTGAACGAGTTGCGGATACGGCCGATGCGGATGTCCTGGTCAAACGTGTCGGGGTCGCAGTACTCCGTCAAAATGCGAATGTAGCCCTCGCCAAACGTCACCTGGTTCTCGCAGGCCGTGTCGTAGGCGACGTCCGCGTCGGACATGTACTCGATGTGCCGCACGATGCCGTCGAAAATCTCTGCGACTTCCGGGTCGGCCTTGTCGTCCGCAGGAATGACCTTGCCGCTGGGGCGGTTCTGGCGCTGGTCGTTGGTGACCGACTTGACGTGCTGCGGCAGCTTGTTGATCGTCAGGCACGGCCTGGCGTTGATCGTCTGGCCCTGCACGCTGCCGCGGGTAGCCAGCACGTCCTGCGGCCATTGCCACGAATTGTCCGAACTGCCGGCATAGAACTTCAGATCGTCCAGCTCGTTCTGTCTCGAATTCGACACCGCAGCCTGCGCCATTGTCATGCGCTGACGCATCTCAGCCAGAAAATCCGCGTCCTGCTTGCCGCCAGCAGCAGCCACGCGGGCCCCGGCAATGCCGGTGGAATCGGAGGTGCGGTTGTACGAAGCCATTACTTCTTCTTTGCAGGCGCGGGCTTTTGCGCCTCGCGCTTGACGCTGTACGCGATGGCGACAGCCTGTTTCTGGGGCTTGCCGGCCTGCACCTCAGCCTTCACGTTCTTGCGGAACGCGGCGGAAGACGCTGATTTCACCAGAGGCATGTCATTTCCCCTTCTTTGCCGTCTTGGCCGACTCTTTGAACGCCTTGGCCGTCGGCGCACCCAAAGAGCCCGGTTTGCGCATCTTTTCGCCGCTGCCGGCAGCGATGCGCTCGCGCTTGGCGTGGATGTTGGCGTAGAGGCCGGGGTCGCCGGGTTTTTTCATGCTGTCCTCATGTGTGAGGGCAAAAGTTGACCTTTTCCGCCCTGCACAGTCGCTCTATGCACTATGCAGGGGTGCATTCTGCCATGCTCAACCTTGTGCAACACCCGAAGATTTTCCACGCGGTTGTCTGAATGCACGCCATTGCGGTGATCGACCTCTTCGTCGCGCTCAAGCGGCTTGATAAACGCGTGCGCTACAAGCCGATGCACCAAAAACGACCTGCAAGGCTCAGTTCTTGGGCCGCCGTCACGCAAACGCACCTCAACGTAAGGTTTTGTGCGTCCTGTATTTTTTTTGGGCGTCAGACGCATGATGCGTTCGGCAACTGGAACTGGAGCGTTGGCTTTTCCTCGACGAAAACGAGCCAAGGACTTGACTCGGCCAAGCGTGCTCACTTGGTATCGGCCCTCGTACCCTTGGATGTCGGCCCACATTTCAACACTTCCATCGTCGCATTGCGGCTTTTGCACGGCTACCCTCTTCGCTTTTTTCTGCGATAGGGTGCATTCTACTACAAAACGACGCTTTTCGGCCCTTATCGGCCTCAGTCTTCGGATTCGGCGCCGGCGCCTTCAGATTCGACCCCGTTTCGCGGTTATAGCGCTCGCGGCCCTTGGCCGTCAGGCCCGCGCCGCGCTCGGTGGGCAGTTTTTCGCCCCGGCCGACGCTCAGAGACACGGATTTCTTTGCCATCACCGCTCCCGGAGGCCCTCAGTGAGCCATCCAACCCGCCGAAACCACGCCGCGATCACTGATTGAGCGGCGTTGCTCCTTGGCATTGTACTCTCTGTGGGCCAAAGGGAACGCAAACGTGCATGCCAGCGCGTCGGCAGCGTCCGGTGACGCCAGGCCGCGCGATTTCATGTCCTTCTTCGACTCCAGGTACACCGTTCCGCTGCTGTCGGGCTTCGTCTTCGGCCCCGTCAGGTCGGCTTTCAACTGCCGGTCAACGGGTACGTGCGCCGATTTCAGCCAGTCACGCATCGCGCCCCACAGTTCGGCACGCTTGTTGCCCCACATCACGCTGGCCTTGGCTTTCCAGCCGAAATTCACGCCGCGCACCTTGAACCGCTGTTCCGTCAGGCGGTCCAGAATCCCGTATCCCAGCCCGCCCTCGTCAATCACCGTCAGCGCTGGCCGGAATTCCTCGATGGCGTCGATCACGTGCCCCACCACGGTCATTGTGTCATCGCCCCGATACCGCCGAATCGCCACCAGATCACGTCCCTGACGGGCCACGATCACGGTCGCGTCTGCGCCACTGCGCGCGGGGTCCACGCCTAGCACAATCGGTGCGGTTGGGTCTTTGTACGCCGGCCGCTTTACGGCGTCGTCCACCAGGCGCGGCGCGATAAACTGGTCTTCGCCGGCAGCGGGGAATTCCCCGTACACCTCGACGCGGGCCTCGCGGGAGTCCTCGCCGTACTCATCGATGATCTGCTGGTACACCCGCTGGTCGGTGCCCTCGACGCTGCGGGCGTCGATCTGGATGTTCTTCCAGAAATCCCGCTTGGCGTGGAAACACTCGAAAAAATACCCCTCATTGCGACGCGGGTTAGAGAACGCCAGCCAGTACCTGTCGAGGATGTTCTCCGTAAAAAACCCCGCGCCCACCGCCCAGATCGGATCCGGGATACCCGACGCTTCGTCGAAGATCAGCATCATTCCGTCCATGTTGTGCGTGCCCGCGTAAGCGTCCGGGTTCTCCTCGCTCCACAGCCGGCCCTCGGCCGCCCAGTACCGGGTGCCTTTCTTCAGATCGCGCTCAACAATCTGCGTCAGCCACTGCGCCGGCATGAGCTTCGTAGCACTGATTTCCCACCAGTGACTGTTAATCAGCATCGCTGACCATTTCGTCAACTCGCCCCAGGTCACGCCGCGCAACTGCGCCTCGCTGTTTGCGCTGACCATCACCGTGCTGCCGATCCGCGTCGAGAGCATCCACAGAATCAGCCAGCTCACCAGCGCCGACTTCCCGATCCCGCGTCCGCTCGACACAGCCGCCCGCAGGGTGTCCATCTCCAACTGCCCACGGTTCGCCGCGATGTGATCCCTCATCATCCGCAGCACCCGACGCTGCCACCGCCGCGGCCCGTCAAACGCCGCCAACGGCGTGTTCGGCTGCCCCCACGGAAACGCCAGCAACACAAACGCCTCGGGGTCGTCCCGAATACGCGGTTCCCACAGGCGCGTCATCAGCGCCTGCTCCTCGGTCGCGGTGTATATCGGCTTCTGCATCAGCGCGTCACCCCCGGCAGCGGCCGCGGCGCCGCCCGCATCATCGTCGGCGCGCCCTGCAAATACACCTCCGCAGGCCGCGGCGCCGTCATCGGATACGCCTGTTCAATCTGCCGAACAATCTCACTCCACCGAGCCGGATCCGCGCCAGGCGGCGGATTACTTCTCCAATCGTTCGGCCCCGGCCGACGGCCGACCATACCCATCGCATTCGCCGCCCGCGGCACCCCGCCCATCATCGGACCCAGCGCCATCAGCGCATTCATCACATTCCGTTCAACCTCACCCGGAATTCGACCCTGCGCCGCCGGCCCCGCGCCACCACCCGGGATCACTCCAGGCATTCCCGGCGCCACGTTCGCCCCCTGCATCCCCCGCGCCCGGGGGTCCATCGCCGACGGCGTTCCGGGCCGCACCAGCGCTTTGTCAGCATTCAGCAAATCCCGCAGCGTCTTATCGGCCCCGAACAACCGCCGAAAATCCGCCAGTTCCTCCGCCGTCACCACCGCACGCCCGTTAACCACCGGCCTGTCCGGCCTCGGCCCCGTGTACCGCGTGGCATACATCGCAACAGCGTTATCGTTCATCAAAGCGTTGGGCATACACGGATTCCTTGGCCGGCAGCGCCGCAGGCGTCGGCGCGGCGTTTATGTTACCAGCGTTCTACCCAGCGGCACCAAAGACTTGCAATGCATGACGGCTGCCGCAGCAGCGTATGCGGCGGCAGCGGCGTCTATCGTGTCAAAGCTGCCAAGCTCTACACTTTTGCCATTGGCTTGAATGCGCGCCCGCCATTTCTTGCTGTAAGGATGCCGCGTTACGCCACGCAGCCCGACAGGGCTATCTTTGCGCGTGCAGGCATTCTGCGTGTTGACGCACTGATCCGTGTCCCGCAGGTTGCACAACCGGTTGTCGCCGGTCTTGCGGTTGATGTGGTCAATCACGCCTGATGGCCACGCGCCATGCACGTACAGCCACGCAAGCCGGTGCGCCGCGTAGACCACAGAATCAATGCTTATACGCAAGTAGCCGCGCTTGTCATACGTTCCGGCGCGGGTTCCGGCCCTCATGTTGCCGCGCGTCACGCTCCACGTAAACACGCCGGTCAAAGAGTCATACTTCAGCAGCTCTTGCAGCCGCTGTTGTGTCAGAATGCGCGTAGCCATCAGCCTCTGCCCCAGGTTGGTTGGTTAGAGCCCCAGCGCCGGTCCAACGGCTCTGGGGCTCGATCATTTTAGCGTCTTCTATATCCTTGTTCAAGGACATAGTAACTCTTTTTTCTGCTTCTTCCAAGGCAACCTTAATACTAATCTGTTGCGACCCCTCAACCTCTACTCGCTGGGTTGCAACCCACGAATGCCGGTGCTTTAAAAACTCCAGCGCCGCCTTCGAATCCCCAGCCTGCGCGGCATCAAATACCACGCGGGACATTTCCATCTCACTGTCGGCCCGGCCCTTCATTTCCGCCACATCGGCTATCGGGTCCATTATCTTCAGCCGCGCCAGTTCTGCAGGCAACATACCTGCCGCCAGTGCAAGAGATTCTCCACGCAAACCCAAGCGAGCGGCATCGTATATGCGCTCCAGCATTTCGGGCGTGGCTTTTAGCTCGCGGGCGCGGATGGGAAGATCGCGGAACATGGCAGATTAACCCAAGCCGCTGACGCGGTTTCGGCAGTGAATTCGCGGAGCGCTTACGGCGCGGAACATCCGCGAAGTGTAGTGCAAAAAAAATTTCGTGCGGGGGCTCCACACACTTTGACGCCTTGCGCGGGTCCTGGCCGGGGGGTCTTCGCCGCACTCCCCCCCCCCCCGCCTGGTCGTCAGCACACTGATCATCCTCGAGCTGGTCGTCAGCATACTGACGATGCGCATGCACACGGCCTGGCCCGCACCATGCTGCAGTGCAGCACGTGCCGGCAGGGTGACGC